CCGAGAAGATCACCGCGCGCGGGTTGTCGGGGGATGACGCGATGGCCGGCGGCGCGGCGTACCTGTCCCGGCACGACGCCACCGCGCCGCCGGAGACCTCCAGTGACCTGGACGGCGTGAACGCCGGGGAGGCCCTGGACATGGCCGCCTCGGACGCCGAGGTGCTCGCCGCCCTGCGCGCGGCCCCCGACGGGCTGCGGCTGGCCGAGCTGCAGGAGGCGTGCCCCGGGGTGAAGCGCCGCACGATCAGCAACGCCCTGGCGCGGCTGGCCCGACGGGACCTCGTCGAGAAGACCGGGCCGGTGTGGACAGCGGCCGAGGCCGAGACCGACACGGGAGATGACGACCGATGATCCCACTGGTGATCGTCAACTACGACGCCGAGACCGGGCAGTGGCCGGAGCGTCCGGCGACCGTCCCGGGGCAGATGGTCGTCTGGGTCGGCCCGCTGGCGCCGCCGGCAGGGATGGCGGCCGAGGGCGACGTCTGGCACGTCGGGTCGCCGAACCCGGAGCAGGTGCTGCATCGGCACCTCACCGGCGGGGCGGGCGGCCGGTCGCGCGGGTGCGTCGAGTGTGGGCCCCCGCAGCGTCCCGTCCAGCGGATCACCTTGAGCAACGGTCAGTCCCTGATCGAGCAGGAGCCGGACGGCCTTGAGGGGACGCTGTGGCGCTGCCCGTGCTGTCAGCGGCTGTGGGTCGTTCGGCGGGCACCGTGGGCGCCGTCGGGTGACCCGCAGCGTGTGTGGCGTCCGCTGGGCTGGCTGGGGCGCCTGGTGCACGGCCGGTGTGTCCCTGTCCGGGGCATCAACGGCACCCCTCTCGGATGATCACCCGTAACGCCCATAACTTATATTATGACAAAACGGCGTTATCGGGGCACCGGACGCCGCTCCCCCGGAGGCAACGATGCGCACCCTGACCCGGCTCCTCCGCCGCATCCTCGAGGAGTGCCGGACCATCGCACGGGCCCTCGTCGAGATGCTCAGCGATTACCTCGCCAGCCTGGAGCGCAGCGCCCGCGTCATGCGGACCCGGAACAGCCCGCTACACGCGCAGGCCTACCACGCCCTGCTGCTGTGGCTGCCCACCGCTGTCCCCCCCGAGCGGCATGACGAGGCGGTCGCGGCCTTCGACCTGCTCATCGACCAGGGCATCGACCCGTCGACCGCCCTCGCTGTGATCATGCACGACCGGGTGTGGTGACCGCCGTGACTCGGCTCGGCCCGACCGCGGTGCGCGCGGCCCGCGCTCGGCTGCACCGGTGGGTGTGTCACGGGCAGCAGTGGTCGCCCGACTGCCAGCGGCCCGGCGGCCGTCATGAGCGGGAGACCTGGCCCCTCCCCCGGGTTCGGGACCTGCTCGCCGATGACACCGGGGACCGGCTGCACGCCCTGGTGTGCCCGCTCGCCCTCGACCGGACTAGGACGTGCCCTCGGCCCGTCGAGCATGCGCAGGCGCTGTACGCAGTGTTGTCGGATGGGCTGGCGTGACGTGCGTCGCATTGGGTTGTGACGCGGGTCGAGAGTCTCGGAGGCCGGGTGAAGAGTCACTGACGCACGGGCTGGGCCAGGCCGGGCGCGGCGAGGCACGGCGAGGCTGGGCTAGGCCGGGCCGGGCTCGGCGAGGCACGGCAGGGGCACCACCATCGAACAGGAGACACGATGATTAACGTCAAGATCGGTATCACCGGCACCACGCGGCTACTCCTCCACGCCGACACGACCGCCGACCCGCTTCACCCCAAGACCAAGGAACTGAAGCGGGTCTCCGGGAAGCGCACGAAGACCGACTCCGACCACGAGGAGATGGCCCGACTGGAGTACCTGGCCGGGCTCTACTGGTCCGAGGATGACGGCGTGGTGATCCCGTACCGCAACGTCATGAAGTGCCTGATCGAGGGCGCGCGGATCACGAAGTCCGGTCCGAAGATCGAGCGTGGGCTGACGATGACCGGCGTCGAGTTCCCGCTCATCTATGACGGTCCTCGGACTCGGGAGGGCTTGTATGCGGACAGGAACTTCGTCTCGCGGATGTCGGTGAAGGTCCGTCAGCAGAAGGTGATGCGGTGCCGTCCTGCCTTCACCCGCTGGGGCCTGACGGCGGAGGCGATCATCGACCAGACGGTGCTGTCCGTCGAGGAACTACAGGACATCGCGACGAACGCTGGCAGGTTCATCGGACTCGGTGATTACCGGAAGGGCGGGGGGTTCGGGCGGTTCACCGCTGAGGTGACCGCCGCATAGACGCCGCGCGGCCGGGCGAGGCTGGGCCGGGCAAGGCGCGGCCGGGCAAGGCCAGGCGAGGCCTGGCGAGGCACGTCAAGGCGAGGGATCCATGGAGGGTGGCTGGCAGCCATCTGGGTTCGAGGCCCGGACACCCACGCAAGGCGGACCGGGGCAGACCACCGCCGGGTGCGGCTGGTCCGGGCAAGGCGTGTCCGGGCGCGTCCGGGCGTGGCCTGGCAAGTCGAGGCATGGGCACCATCGCGGTACGGGCAGACACCCGGGTTCGAGTCCCGGGACCGCACGCACGGCTGGGCCGGGCAAGGCGCGGCCGGGCAAGGCCAGGCGAGGCCTGGCGAGGCACGGCATGGCAGGGCGAGGGATCCACCCGCGGTGATGGTCGTAGGGCCGGTTCGACTCCGGCCCACCGCACGCACGGCAAGGCCTGGCGAAGCTAGGCGCGGCCGGGCGAGCCCATGCTGGGCGAGGCAGGGCAAGGCGAGGGCACCACACACAACATCACCACGAACAGGACAACACCATGAACAACTTCACCCCCATAGGGCCACGCGCCCGCTGGCGCGAAATCTACGACAACGCCGCCGCCCTACCCCCCGGCGCCATCCTCACCTACACCGACATCGAAACCCTCATCGGATACGACATCTCCGCACCCGGCGCCGCCCGCTCCCCCATCTACCGCGCCAACCGCGAACTCCTCACCGAACACTCCCGCATGCTCGTCGCCGTCCCCGGCAAGGGCTACCGCGTCGCCCACGCCACCGAACACGAACACCAGGCCAAGGGCCAGCAACGCAAAGCCCGGCGCAGGCTCTCCACCGCCGTCACCGTCGCCGTCAACGTCGACCGCAACCAACTCACCGCCGCCCAGCAGAAATCCCTCGACGGCCTCGCCGACGTCCTCATGGCCCAGAACGCGATGCTCGCCAGCCACAACAAGCGCCTCGGCAGCGTCGAGAAGGACGTCGCCAAGGTCGACGACCGCGTGGACGTCCTGGAGCAGGCGCTCCGCGCGCACGGGATCGCCATCCCCGAGCGGCGCACCGTCGACGGCGAAACCCTCGACCCGCAGCCATAGAAGGTCTCGGAGCCCACACCGACGCTGGCCACGCCACACCACCACCGTCGAGGAGGAACCATGGCCCTGCCCGAGAGCATCGAGGCCGTCGCCGTCACCGTCGGCCCGGTCCTGGGCAACGACGGCGAACCCCGCCTCGGGTTCGTCGAGGTCGAGGCGTCCGACCACGCCACCCACGTGCCCACGGGCACGGTCCTGGCCGCCGGCCCCGACCGGTACGACCTCGACGAGGACGGGCAGGCCCTGGTCACGGTCGCCGCCTCGGACGCCGACGGCGTGGACCGGACCCGGACCTACACGTTCCGGGTCCACCTCGTCGACACCAAGGGCATCCCGGTCGCCGAGCCCATCGAGCGGACGGTGACCCTGCCCGCGGCCACGGCCGAGGTGGCCCTGGAACTCACCGAGGCCGTCGAGGCTGGCACCGAGCTCGTCGCGGTGCCGTTCGTGGTCTCGGTCGCCGGGCTCACCGGCCCGGTCACCGCCGGGGACCTCGCCGAGATGCTCACCCCCGAGCTGCCCGCCCCCGGGGCGGTGGACTCCGTGGCCGGGCTCACCGGCGACGTCGACGCCGAGGACCTGGCCGGGCAGATCGCCGGTTACCTGCCCGAGGCCGATCCCCAGTTCGACGAGGTCCAGGTCGCCACCCTCAAGATCCCGCAGCGGGGCGCGGTCACTCGGCACCGGTCCGGGCTGACCGGCTGGGACGACTTCGACCGCGCGACCACGACCTCGACGCTGGGGATCTCCAGCTGTGGCCAGCTGTGGCACGACTCCTCGACGTTCCGCGTCAACCGGGGCGCCGTCGAGAAGGTCGCCGGCGGCAGCGTGCGGCACACCGCCTGCCACTACAACCCGCGTCGGCGGAACATCCGGATCGGCGTGTGGCTGAACACTCCCCTGTCCGGGGACTTCGACGCCGGGATCGTCCTGCGCTCCCCCTCGGCTGGTAACAACCGGTTCCTGTTCGTCACCTGCTGCGCCTCGACGTCGACGGTGAAGCTGTTCGGCCGCACCCCGTCCGCGGACAACCAGCTCGCCAGCGAGACCGTGGCGTTCACGCTCGGCCGCCGGTACCTGCTGGAGGTCCAGGACCTCGACGACACGATCACCGTCTACGTCGACGGGACGCTCGTCCTCACCTACACGCTGGACAACGTCGGCATCTTTTACACGTCCGGAGAAACCCCCTACACGGTAAGCTCCTATTACGCCTATTGGTACGACGTGGGAATCACGGCGCACCATTCCCGCGACAATTTCACGAGGTTCGAGGGATTCCACTGGTCGACCCTCGGGTCGAAGCGGCTGAACATGACCACCGACATCGCCCACCGGGCCGCGACCGCTGGGATGGCCGAGAACAGCCTCCGGTCCATGGCCGCGCTGCCACCCGGGGTGAAGGCAGTCGAGATCGACGTCCGCCGCGCCTCCGACGGCGGCTGGGTCCTCATGCACGACGAGACCGTGGACAGGACGACCAACGGCACCGGCGCCGTCTCCAGCCTGACCACCGCCGAGCTCACCGCCCTGGTCATCGACAACGCCGGCGGGATGGTCCCCACCCTGGCCGAGGCACTCGACGCCGCGTACATGTACGGGATCGAGGAGGTGTGGGTCGACTGGGGCGCCGGCAGCGTCGCCGACCTGGTCGGCATCCTGTCCGCGCACGCCCTCGGCGTGGCCGGGCGGATCGTGTGCTTCCTGTCCTCGGTCGCCGAGGCGTCCCAGTTCCGGACGGCGTGGCCCACTGCGCGGATCGCCATCGGGTCGGTCACGGCCGCGAACGTCGCCGACGTGGTGAGCGGCGCGACCGCCCTCGGTGGCGTGGAGTGCCTCCTCCTGGCCCCCGGGGACTCGGCGTTCTGGAACAACTACGCCGCGATCGCCACGATCCTCGCCGGTGGGTTCGCCGCAGGCACCTCCACGACGAACAACAGCGACGTGATGGCCGCCGCCTACGACGCCGGCGTGACCGTGATGCTGAACGACTACGCCCACATGATCAACGCCTGAGGACGGTCATGCCCCGCACCTACACCCCGGACCGGATGACCTCCGAACTGCTGGACTGGATCCGGGCCGTCGGCCTGGACCCGAACCGGATCCTGATGGACACGCCGATCACTGTCGACCCCGAGGCCGGAACGATCACCGTCGACTACCTGGCGCGCAACGACCAGGGCCGGCTCATCATCGAGGTCAACGGCAGCCCTCTGCTGTCCCGGCACACCGTCCACCCCGAGGGCGGCATCCCCGACTTCCCCGAGGTGGACTGATGCCCGGCATCCCCCTGTACAAGGACCGTCGGGTCGTCGCCCAGCTCGTCGAGGACGACACCCTCGACACCGACGCGCTGGTGGTCGGGGCACTGGCCGAACGCATCGCCGTCGAGGCACTGTCCGCCCCAGACCGCAGATCCCTGCTCCACGACGTGGAGCTCGCCCTCGCGCACCTCAACGAGGCCGTCCGGGTCCTCGACGGGAAGGGCCTGTGCAGGTGTGGGCACCCCGAGGGCGAGCACATCAACTGCCCGTCCCTACCCCGGTCCTGCGGCCACTACCGGTGCCGATGCCAGTCGCTGGTGATCCCCCGATGACCGCGATCGTGGGTGTCGTCCACGAGGGCACCGTGGTCCTCGGCGGGGACAGCGCCGGTGTCAGCGGCTACGCCCTCACCGTCCGCGCCGACCCGAAGGTGTTCACCAACGGCGACTTCGCGTTCGGGTTCACGAGTTCGTTCCGGATGGGCGACCTGCTGCGCTACGCCTTCACCCCGCCCACCCTCCACACCGACGACGACCTCGACCGGTACATGAGGACCACGTTCATCGACGCCGTCCGCGCGTGCCTGCGGGAGGCCGGCTGGACCAAGACCGACGCCGGTCGCGAGGAGGGCGGCACGTTCCTCGTCGGCGTCCGAGGACACCTGTACCGGGTCGACAGCGACTTCCAGGTGGGTGAGGCCGCCGACGGGTTCGATGCCGTCGGCTGCGGCGCAGAGGTCGCCCTCGGCGCGCTGCACGCCACCTCCGGCCAGCCACCAGAGGACCGGCTGCAGGCCGCGCTGGCAGCCGCTGAGCGGATGTCCGCCGGCGTCCGTGGCCCGTTCACGCTCGTCGCCCTGGAGGCGAGGACATGAGCGGGTGGTCGTGTCCTCGCTGCGGACACCCCGGCTGGGTGCCCGGCCCGCGGGCACTCACGCCGTGGCGGTTCCGGGCATGCGGGCACTGCCACTACGTCTCGCGCGACGTCTGCCGCGAGGCACGGCCATGACCTGGACTGCACCGGATGACCCGACGACCACCGGCCGGTGGGAGAACGAGAAGCGAGCCACGATGAGATCCGACCCGTCCGGAGGACGACTCCCCCGGCTCTGCGCCCACGGGATCCCCGGCGAGGCATGCCCGGACTGCCGCACCGGGGCACCGCCGCGCCGCCGCTGGTGGCACATCCACCGCGACCCGAGCTGGCAGCTCGTCGGCTGCCACAAGTACGAGCAGTGCCGGTGTGGAGCCCGCAGGACGACAGAGGCGTACGCGAACCGGTGCGGCCCCGTCGCTCCCGGCTGGCCCCGGTGCCGCGACGAGCATGGGCAGTCCACCCGGTCCTCCGGCTGGGTCATGCCTCCGGCCGGTGGCTGGACGACGTCCGGATACCCCGTCGACCCGCTGGAGCCCAGGAAGTGGGCGAGAGCGAACCCTTCGATGGGGCTGCCGGTCGCGGCCGAGGCCGTGCGTTCCATCGACGTCGATCCGCCGGAGTACGACGTGCTGCCCGGCGGGTGCATGTGACCCGAGAGTCTCGGAGGCCGACCGGACCCTCGCCGGGTGAGGACGATCCTGCTCGGCGCCGTGTTCGTAACCTGGTCCCTCGCCGTCCCAGCGGCGTGGGTCACCTGGGTGTGGTGGACCATCACCAGCGGCCGGCCGCTCACCCCCGCCGCCCGGCAGCGGCACGCCTGGATCCCCGTGGCCAGCCTCTCGGTCATCGCCGTGTCCTCGGCATTCGCCCACCGGTGGTGGCCGACATGGATCGCCGTCGTGTGCTGCGTCCTATTCGCCGCCGACATGGCCTGGCAGGCCGCCGAGGATGACCGGAGAGTCTCGGAGGCCGGGGTGAGCGTGGACGGGTAACCCATCCCGCCCCGCTCACGAGGAGGCCACCCGCGGTGTCCACTCCCCTGCCCCCCTCCGGGCCCCGGCTCGCGTCGATCGACGTCGGCACCTACGAACTCCGCCAGGCCCTCAAGTCCACCGTCGCGCACTGCTCGAAGGACAAGAACGCCCCCGAGAACTGGCTCCGCCTGCACTGGGTCATCGACCCCCGCCGGCAGATGGCCTACACCATCGCCACGAACGGGTTCACCTCCGGGATGGCCGCGACCAGCGTCCTGGAGGACCACTTCGGCGTCGCCGACGCGATGCGGTTCTCGACCGCCCGCGGCACCGCCACCGAGATCCTGTCGATGTTCCCGTCCAACGACGACGGAGGCGAGGACGGCATCACCGACGTCCTGCGCCTCGACATCCACAACGAGTACCTCGTGATCACCGACGTGTCCGGTCTCCTCGTGGGGAAACAGGCCCGCTGGCACCTCTCCCACACCACCGACGACGCCACGGACCTCCGGGACACCTACCGGAACCTGCTGCTGTCGGTGCGCAACCGGTGGGTGGAACCCCGCCGCCGCACGATGGTCGGCGGGAAGTTCCTCGTCCTGTTCTCCGAGGCCGCCGTGGCCTACGGTGCTCCCCTGGCCCTGGAGCACGCCAGCACCGGCCCCGGCAAGCACACCTTCCTCGTGTCCTGCGGGGACTCGTTCCTCGGCGCGATCGCCCCGGTCCACATGTCCGACGAGGCGATCGCCGAGATGCGGGCGCACCGCACCGGCTGGGAACGCCGCCTCGGCGCCGACCTGGACGTTGAGTACATCCCCGGCATCAAGGTCCCGGAGCAGCCCAGCGACCAGCCGGCTGGTGCCCGGTGACCGCCCCGGCCGAGACCCGGGTCACCGCCGAGCTGTGCCCAGCCGACGTGGCGCTCCCCGACGGCCGGGTCCTCGAGGGCGTCCTGGTGAGCCTCACCGACGAGGGCGTGTCGGTGTGGCAGGCCAGCACCCCAGACGGCGACCCGCGGACATGCGCACTGCTGGTGTGGCACGGCCCCCGCGACCGGGAATGCACCATCCCGGAGCGCGGCACCTTCACGATGTTCACCCCCGACGGGTTCCTCATCGTCAACCACCAGGGCGGTGGTCCCCGGTGACCCTCGGCGAACTCGGCAGCGCCCACCTCGGCCGCGTCGTGTCCTGGCAGGACGGCGGAGCGACCTTCACCGGCGTGCTGCTCCGCGTCCAGCACGACTTCCGGGACTGGGGTTCCCCGGCCCGCTCCCGGGTGACCGCCGTCGGGGTCCGCGCCGGCGGGTGGAGACACGCCGGCACCTACGCCTCGGACACCCGCTGCGCCGTGTCCGAGGCCCCCAAGTCCCCGGACGCCTTCACCGCGCCGGTGACCGCGATCCAGGCCGGGCAGGGCGCATGACCGGGCCCAGCACGGTCGACCAGCGCCGCACGGTGCTCACCGAGACCCTGCGGTTCGCTGTGCCGTTCCACATCGCCGAGGTCGCCCGCCACGAACCACGCTGGATCATCGGCGAGGCCCGGCGCATGGCCACGGTGCTCGCGACTCACGGCGACGACCTGCAGTTCGGAGGCAAGCACTGCGGCCCGGCGTTCAACGCCCTGGCCCGCGGCATCGCCTGCGCCGCGCTGGTCGCCGACGGCGGCATCACCTTCGCTGGCGTGCACTGGTGCCGCGATCCCCGCTGCCCTGGGCCCGATGCCGAGCACCCACCGAGCCCGGTCCGCACCGTCGACGTCGAGCAGCTCATCCACGACGTCCAGGTCGTCGAGGGCCTGCTGTGACCGAGGACCGCGCCCGGCGGATCGTCCGGGCCCGCGCCGGAGGCCGATGCGAGCTGTGCCCGGCCCCCGGCGCGGAGTGGTCCCACCGCATCGCCCGCTCCCGCGGCGGGACCTGGGCACCGTCGAACGGCCTGTGGCTGTGCGGAATATGCCACCGAAAATGCCACGCCGGTCCGGACACGGCCCGCGCGAACGGCTGGCACCTGCCCACCGGCACGGACCCGCTCACCGCCCCGGCTCTCATCCACCCCGGGCACCTGTGGCCCGGCTGGTGGCTCCTGGACGACGAGGGCCTCTACACCCCCTGCGAGGAGGTGGCCGCGTGACGACCCTGGACCGGGCTCGAGCCTGGGCCATCCTCCGCGAGCACCAGCGTGCCGGACGACGCCGCTGGCACCCGCAGCGACGTGCCTACCTCGTCGACCAGGCGCTGTACGCCGCCCTGGCCGTCCTCGTCGCCGCCGGCGGTGTCATCGCCGCGTTCCTGCTCTGGCAGGACCCGAACCCCGTCATCGGCACCGTCACCGACTTCGACCAGGACCCCGGCGCCGTCGTCTACCACGACGACCCCCCCGTCGAACCCTGGACATCCACCGTCGAGGGCGCCGCCCACGTCACCGTCCTCGGCGACCGCGGATCCTGGACCGTGGTCATGCCCGCCTCCGAGGCCATCCACTGCCACGAGGGCCGCGCCTACCGGCTGCACACCGGCTGCGACGGCCCCAGCACCTGAGAGGGACCCACACCATGGCACGCCAGATCACCATCACCGCCCAGGCCGACGACAGGCGCACCGGGATGACCCTCGGCGAGCTGGAGGCCTTCGTCGCCGACGCCCTCGCCGCGGACCTGGCCCCGTCCACCCGCATCGAGGTCACCACCGGGTTCCGGCAGCAGATCACCCGCCTGGCCACCAAGACCACCCGCTGAACCGGGGCGACCATGGACAAGACCGAGGCGAACCACCTGAACACCCTGCTGGCCTGGATCCTCGGCGACGGATCCCGCATCACGTACCAAGACGCCCGGGCCGCCGCAGTTGTCCTAGCAACCAGAGCCCACGCCAGGCTCCCATCCGGGCTCACTGCCCACGCCGTCCACAGCCAATGGCCTGACCCGCCCGGCAAGGACCAGGGACGCATCCGATGCCCCTACCTACGCGACGGACGGATCACCAAGAGCTACAGCCCATCCGGTCAGGTCCTCTACGGGCACTGCACCTGCGGAATGACGTACCGCAGCAGAGCAACCGGACTCGGAAGCCACCTGTTCGCAGCGTGGTGCACCGACCAGGAGTTCCACCGGAACCCTTGACCCGCAGGACCTCCCCGCCGGGTGAGGTGAGCCTCGGGTGTCGGAACACCGGCCGACCATCCCAGCGTGACGCCCACGCCCATCCCCACCAGCGCACCCCTCGGGACCTGACCATGCCCCGAGCCCTGTGCACCCTCTGCCGCACCCACCCCGCCGACCTGCCCACCGCCCTGTGCCAGGCCTGCCGCCGACAGGTCGGCCGAGACCTCACCGCCCTGCCCGACTGGTACGCGGCCCTGCTCGAGCGACCCCGCCGCGGTGCCGGGCAACGCGTCGCCGGCACCACCAGCCCGAGCACCCCCGTCGACGCCCCAGCCCTCGACGTCCGCGCCGTCATCCGCGCCCGGCTCACCGCATGGGCCCTGCACCTCGCCCAGCGCCACGGCACCCCCGTCCCGGCCACCGTCCTCGCCGCTGGCATCACCCAGCACATCGACGCCGCCCGCACCGCCAAGTTCGCCGCCCTCGACCACGCCGACGCCGACCATCTCCACGCCGCCACCCTCGCGATCCGGGCCATGCTCACCAACTCCCGGCAGGCCACCAACCTGCTGGCCGCCCTCGACCGGGTCACCAGCACCGACCAGGTCACCGCGCTCGCCGAGCACCTCACCGAGCACGTCGACACCCTGCTCGCCTCCACCAGCGCCGCAGCGTTCGCCGGGCAGGTCATCGACGCCGTGAACCGGGCCGTGCATGTCGCCGCCCCCGACCGCCCCGACACCGTCCCCATCGGCCGCTGCCCCACCTGCTCCGGCACCGTCCTCGCCGACCCCACCACCGAGGACGCCTGGTGCACCCACTGCCACGACACAGGCGACATCCGATGGTGGCAACGCAGGCTCCCCCGACCCGCCGAATGGCTCTCACCCGGCCGGCTCCGCATGCACCTGCTGCTCGCCCACGACGTCACCGTGACCCGAACCCAACTGTGGAACTGGTCCAGCCGCGGACACATCCGCACCACCGGCGAAGGCCGACGGGTCCTGTACCACGTCGCCGACACGCTCAACCGAGCCCGGGGTCAAGCAGACCGGTACGCCCGGGTGCATACTGACAGCGAAAAGGCGTGATCGACGTGCCCGAACACCGTGACCCCGACCAATGGCTCGAGCGAGTCACCGCGCACGCCGCAGCCAACGGCATCCACCTCACCCCCGCCCAGCGCGACCTACTCCGGGCCCACGCAACCGGGGCGCTCCTCCAGGTAGCCCACCGCCCGCACCAGCCTGGCGCTCACACCCAGCCCGCCGGCGGCATGCGAGGCCACACCGTCACCCGCATCGTCCTGGACGAGATCATCACCTGGCCCAGCACCGAGGGATGACCGTGGACACCGACTCCCTGGCCTACCGCCGAGGCCGCTCCGGCCGGCCACTCGCCCGAGCCAAGGCCCGCCTCAAACGCGACGGCACCCACATCTGCTGGCGCTGCGGCCACCGCATCGACCTCACCCTCGACGTCCGCGACGCCATGTCGTGGACGCTGGACCACGCCATCCCGCTCTCCCTACGCCCAGACCTGGCCCTCGACCCCACCAACCACCGCGAGGCACACAGGCGCTGCAACAGCGCCCGAGGCAACCGCCTCGACCAGCCCGCGCCGATGGTGAACAGCCGCGAGTGGTGACCGCAGACCCCTCGCCGAGCCCGGGGACTTTCGGGGGCACATGCCAAGGGCATAACCCCAGGTCAGGGAGGGGGGAGGGGGAAATGTGGATCATGGAGCCGGTTGACCCCGCGCGCACGTGATCGCACCCCCCCTCAACTCTCACCCCCCCTGATGATCACCGAAGTTGATCGTCATCCGCTGTTGATCACCCCCGGGTAGCGCCCAGGGGGTAGGAGGGCCCGAGTCTCCCGGCTCGGGCCCTCCGTCATCCCGGGAGACTCCATGCGTCGTGATGTTCCCTGCGCCGATTGCGGCGTGATGCTGTACGGCGGGCGGGGCTCGCTTCCTGCTGGCCAGCGAAGGTGCCGGCCCTGCCGCCAGGTCGCTTCCTGGAATGATCGGCAGCGCATCTGTCAGTGGTGTGGGGCGCCGTTTATGTCGGCCCGCCCGGCAAGGGGCGTCTACTGCTCCCGTGCGTGCGCGTCAAAGGCCGGGAACGCAGTTAAAGACCAGAAGCAGCGTGCCTGCGTCGAGTGCGGTGTGGACATCGGGAGCGGTCACCAACGGACTTTGTGCCGCAAGTGCAAGAGAGCCCGCGAGACTGCCCGGTGCGTCAGGAAGACGCGTGCTCGCCGGGCGCTGAAGCGTGGCGCGAAGGTAGAGCGGTACACCCTCGACGAGATCGCCAGCCGGGATAAGCACCGGTGCAAGCTGTGCGGCAAGCGCGTGGCGATGGCCAGGAAGTACCCGGATCCCCGGTCGCCGGTCATCGACCACGTCATCCCGATCGTCGATGGAGGGGACGACGTAAAGGCCAACGTTCAGCTGGCGCACTTCGTGTGCAATGCACGTAAGCGACAGTACGGGACCCAGCAGCTCGCTCTGATCGGCTAGGAGTGATGTGGTCCAGGACCAGGTCCGCGTCGAGCTTGAGTCGCTCGGTGCGCCACGTCGGGAGCCAGGGCTGTGCGCCATCGCGCTGACGCTGGCTGCCCGGCTCGACGACGCGGCACCACGGGATTCCGCTGCCTTGGCGGGTCAGCTACGAGAAACCCTGCTAAAGATCAAGGCTTCGTGTCGGGACGCGCAGCCGGTAAGGGGTCGCCTTGACGACCTCGCCTCACGCAGAGCTGCGCGGGCAGCAGGTACCAAGGATCCTCAGCGCTCCCCCGAGAGTGAGCACGGCGGGTCATGAAGCGATCGAGGTCGCCGAGATGGCAGGCCTCCACCTGGACCCGTGGCAGCAACTCGTTCTGATCGAGGCCCTCGGCGAGCAGGAAGACACGTTCTACAACGACCTGTTGAACCAGGAACAGCGGAAGTGGGCCGCGTTCGAGGTCGGGCTCGTGGTCTCCCGCCAGAACGGCAAGGGCGGGATCCTTGAGGCCCGCGAACTTGCAGGCATGTTCGCCTTCGGGGAACGGCTGATCACCCATACTGCTCATCTGTTCGACACGTCGGCAGAGGCGTTCCAGCGGGTCCTGGCGCTGATCGAGAACACGCCGGATTTCGACGCTCAGGTCAAGAAGGTCTCCCACAGCCACGGTAAGGAAGGGATCTTCCTCAAGTCCGGGCAGCGGCTACTGTTCAAGGCCAGGTCGGACCGCGGCGGCCGAGGGTTCACCGGCGACGTGGTGATCATGGATGAGGCCATGTACCTGTCCCCGGCCGTCATAGCCGCCCTGATGCCGACGGTGTCCGCCAGACCTAACCCGCAACTGTGGTACACGGGCTCAGCAGGTGACCGGGAGAGCGTCCACTTCGGTCGGGTCCGCACACGCGGACTCAGCAGCACCGACCCGAGCCTGTGCTACCTGGAGTGGTCGGTCGATGTGTGCACGCCAACCTGCCCCGATGACTGCTCCGAACACGACCGGCGCGAAGCCCCAGAGACAGCGGCGAAGGCGAACCCCGCGCTGGGGATCAGGATCAGCATCGACTACGTCCGCAACGAGTTCCGGTCACTTGGCGAGACGGAGTTCAACAGAGAGAGGCTCGGGGTCGGCGACTGGCCGACTGACGGCATGAGTTGGCAACTCGTCGGTGAGGACACCTGGACCGGGCTGTCCGACCGGCTGTCGCACCCGCGGAACCCGGTGTGCTTCGCGCTGGACGTCAACCCCGAGCGGTCCATGGGTGCGATCGCCGTGGCCGGGATCCGCCCGGACGGCCTGTGGCACGTCGAGATCACCGACCACCTCGTCGGGGTGACGTGGATGGTCGATCGGGTCGAGCAGCTGGTGAAGCGGTGGAAGCCGTGCGCGACGGTCGTCGGGAACTTCGGCCCGGCCGCGGCGCTGATCCCCGACCTCGAGGCGAAGGGCATCAAGGTGATCAAGGCGTCGATGGGTGAACGGGCCGCCGCCGCGGGCGGGCTCGTCGATGCGTGCGTGCGCCCGCCGAACGCGCCCGCCTCGTGGCGCCCGCTGCTGCGGCACCTCGGGCAGGCGCCGCTCACCACCGCGGTCGCCTCGGCCGTGAAGATCCCGATCGGGAAGGACGGGGCGTTCGTGCTCGGCAGGGGCAACCCGTCGCAGGACATCTGCCCGATGGTCGCCGCGGCCGGGGCGCTGTGGGGGTTCCGGAAGTTCGGGGGTCGGACGCCGACCGCGCCGTTCGCGTTGGTGGGGTCCTGATGGAGTGGCCGTGGCGTAGGCGTCGTCCCGCCCAGCAGGGTGAGCGGGGCACTACGCAGGACTACATCGACGCGGTGCTCGCCGCGATGGAAGCCGGGTACCTGCGCACCTCGATGGGCACCCTCGACGAGGAGACCATCGGGTCCACCCTGTCGAACCTGGTCAAGACCAACGGCCCGGTGTTCGCGCTGACGCTGGCCCGGATGCAGGTCTTCTCCCAGACCCGATTCCAGTGGACCCGGTTCGCTCGGGGCGAGCCCGGTGACCTGTTCGGCGACCCCGAGCTCGCGGTGCTGGAGCGGCCCTGGCTGGGCGGGACGACGTCGGACCTGCTCGCCCGGATGGAGCTGGACGTCTCCACCGCGGGGAACTCCTACGTCCGGCGGATCCGGCGCCGCGACAAGGGCCGGTTGGCCGCGGACCGGCTCGTCCGGCTGCGGCCCGATTGGATGACGATCGTCCTCGGGTCGGAGGAGGACGTCGAGCACCCGGCGGAGGCCGCCGACGTCGAGCTGCTCGGGTACGTCTACACCCCGCGCGGGGACCGCGGGGACCGGATGCGACTGCTGACCCCGGACGAGGTCGCCCACTACGCGCCGTACCCCGACCCGGACGCCGTCCACCTCGGCATGTCCTGGGCCACCCCGGTGATCCGCGACATCCTCGGGGACAACCTGCAGACCGACCACAAGCGCGCGTTCCTGCGGAACGCCGCGACACCGAACCTGACGATCGTGTTCGACCCGGCGGTGACCCTCGAGCAGGTCCGGGAGTTCAAGGCCCTGTTCGAGTCCGAGCACGCCGGCGCCGCGAACGCCTACAAGACCCTGTTCCTCGGCGGTGGGGCGAACCCGATCGTGCTGGGGAAGGACTTCAAGGAGCTGGAGTTCGCCGCGACGCAGGGCAAGGCCGAGTCGCGGCTCGCGTCGGCCGCTGGTGTCCCGCCCTCGTGGGTGGGGTTCAGCGAGGGCCTGCAGGGCAGCGCGCTGAACGCGGGGAACTTCACTGCGGCGCGCCGGCGCTTCGGCGACGGGACGATGCGGCACCTGTGGGAGAACGCCGCCACCTCGCTGCAGACCCTGCTCAACCCCCCGGCTGGCGCCCGGCTGTGGTACACGACCCGCGGGATCCCGTTCCTCGCGATGGACGCCCAGGACGCCGCTGGCGTGCAGGCGCAGGAGGCGTCCACGATCACCGCGCTGGTCCGCGACGGGTTCACCCCCGAATCCGCGATCGCCGCGGTCGTGAACCGCGACTGGTCCCGGCTGGAGCACACCGGCAGGACGTCGGTCCAACTGCAGCCGATGGACGCAAACCCGCAACCCACGGGCGGAGACGACGAGGGCGATGCACCGTCCGGAGGTGGAGACGCATGAGCACGACGACGACCAGCCGCGGGATCCCGCGGGCGGAGGTCCCCCCGCGGGAGGACGTGCTGCGGATGGCACCGTTCGCCGTCCGGGCCGCCGGCGAGGTGGACGGCGAGGAGGACGACGGCCTGACCCTCGATGGGTTCGCCGCCGTGTTCAACCGCGTAACGATCATTGACTCGTGGGAGGGCCGCTTCAAGGAACAGGCGTCCCCCGGGTCGATGAAGAAGTCGTTCCGGGAGAACCCCCCACGCATCCAGTTCGACCACGGACGGCACCCGCTGATCGGGTCCATCCCGATCGCCGCGCTGCGGTCCATCGCCGAGGAGACCCACCCCGAGCTCGCGCCTGACGGCGGGGCACACGTCATCGGCAGGCTGCACGACAACTGGCTCATCGAGCCCGTCCGGGACGCCATCGCGTCCGGGTCCGTCGACGGGATGTCGTTCCGGTTCAGCGTCGTCCGCCAGAAGTGGTACGGCCCCGACGGCAAGGAGATCCGCGACGAGGAGGAGGTCCGTCGGGAGCTGTACCGCAGCTGGTACGAAGACGTGCCCGAGGACGAACTGCTGCTCCGCGACCTCAAGGAGGTCAAGGTCCCCGAGCTCGGGCCCGTCGTGTGGCCCGCCTACGACGACACCTCCGTCGGAGTCCGGTCCACCGTCATCGACCTGGGCCGCCTCGGCGACCCGGACATCCGAAAGACCCTCGCCCGCGCCGTTCTGCTGGCGGACGCGGCCGAGCAGTCCCCACCCGAGGCACCGCCGCAGACCACCGAGGACGCACGCGAGGTCCCGGCCGGCGAGCACGACGACGAGGCCGGGGACCTCCAGCAGGACGAGCCGCAACCCACCGAGAGGGACACCACGCCCCCTCCGGCCGGCACGCACTCGGTCTACGTGGGCAGCAGCGGGCTGACGCCCGACTGGTTCCTGCCCGGCTGATCCACCTGACCGACACCCCCTCGCCTCGCGTGGCGCTGGGGGCACCTGGCATGCCTGAAAGGGGTAGTGGTGATGGGCACCACACTGGAGGACCCGCGCTTCCTCGAGGAGCGCGAGGAAAGGATCCGGGAGATCGACTCCCGGATCGCCGAGCTGGACGCCGAGTTCACCGGCACCACGTTCAGCGCCGAGGCCCGCGAGGAGTGGAACTCCCTCAACGCGGAGCGGGACGAGCACGCCACCGCAGTGCGGGAGATGCGCGCCCGCCGCGACCGGCTCGCCGCGATCTCGGCGAACCCCGCGGCCACGGAGCGCACCGAGCCCGCCGGCCCGGCGTTCGTCAAGCAGCGGGGCACCGACATCTACGACGTCCACCGCATCCGCTCCGCGAGCAGCTCCGAGGAGGAGTTCGCGGACAACCTGCGGGACAACGCCCGCCGCGCCATCGAGCGGGCCAAGTTCCCCGCCTACCGAGGCCAGACCCGCGAGAAGATCGCCGCGCACGTCGAGGACCTGCTGACCCGCTGCGACGGCAAGGACGCGTGGCTGGCCCGGCGGATCCTCATCACCGGAAACCCGGTCTACGACCGGGCGTTCGGCAAGGCACTGATGGTCGGGGCGCACGCGTGGACGTCGGAGGAGCAGCGCGCGATGGCGCTGTCCCCCGACACCGCCGGTGGGTTCGCCGTCCCGTTCCAGCTGGACCCGACGGTCATCCTCACCTCGGACGGGTCGCTGTCGCCGCTGCGGCAGATCTCCCGGGTCGAGCAGATCACGACCCGCACGTGGCAGGGCATCACGTCCTCGGGCGTGACGGTGTCCCGGTCCGGTGAGGCCGACGAGGCCGTGGACAACTCGTTCGCGATCGCCCAGCCGGAGGTGACCCCGACCAGGGTCATCGCCAACGTCGAGTTCAGCATCGAGGCCGACCAGGACTGGCCGCAGCTGCGCTCGGAGATCTCCCGGCTGCTCATGGACGCCAAGGAACGAGAGGAGGACTCCTCGTTCGTCGTCGGCGACGGGGAGGGCAACAACCCCGGCGGTGTCGTGGCGACTCTCGCGGACACCTCCGAGGTGCCCATGGCCGCGGCCGGCACCCTCGACGTCGAGGACCTGTACGACCTCGAGGCCGAACTGCCGGTCCGGTTCCGCTCCCGCGCCCGGTTCCTCGCCAACAAGAACACCTACAACAAGACCCGGGCCCTCTCCACCGGCTCGGACGGCGGGGACCTGTGGGTGCGGCTCGGTTCCGGCCAGCCGTCGGAACTGCTCGGCTACCCCGCGCACGAGGCCTCGGAGATGGAGTCCATCGGCGACGCCGACGGCCGGGTCCTGCTGTTCGGGGACTTCGGTGAGTTCCTCATCGTGGACCGGCTGGGGATGGTCGTCGAGCTTCAGCCGCACGTCCTCGGTGCGGGCAACCGCAGGTGGACCGGGCAGCGCGCGATCGTCGCGGTGTGGCGGAACACCTCGGAGATCCTCGTCCACAACGCCTTCCGGGTCCTGGTCGACCCGACCGAGAGCTGACCGAACCGATGACCCCGGGCTGGCCCCGCCTCCGTGAGCGCGTGCGGTGGCGGGGCCGCCCCGGACGGGAGGACCCCATGGCAAGTCTGCTGATTGCCCGCACCACCGCCGTGATCAAGCTGGGGAGCCGGACGGTGCGGATCCGGAAAGGCGTGACCGTGGTCGCGGCCGACGACCCCGGCGTCATGGGCCGGGAGCGCCTGTTCCGGCCGCTGACCGTGACGCCCCTGGCCGGCCCGGACCGTCCCGCGCGCCCGTCGAGGGCCCGGCGACGGGCCGAGCAGGCGACCGCCGCGCCCGGTGAGACCCGGGCGACCGTGGACACCACCCCCGACCCCGCCCCGGACCTGGGCGAGGACGAGCCCAGAGGCGACGAGGACGGGGACGAGGCCGGGGAGTCGACTGCTGACCAGCCCAGCGCCGACGCGGCCCCGGCGGAGCCCACCGCCCGCGAGGTGCGGGCCTGGGCCCGCGAGCAGGTCCCGCCCATCGAGGTGCCGTCCCGCGGGAAGATCCCCGAGGACGTCGTGGCCGCCTACAAGCGGGAACACGGCGGAGCCTGGTAACCCGTGGCCCTCGGCGACCCCTACGGCACGGTCACGGAGCTCAAGACCCGGCTCCGGATCGGTGACACCGACGACGACGACGCCCTGACGCAGGCCCTCGCCGCGGCGTCGGGCGGTGCGGAGCTGTTCTGCGACCGGCAGTTCAACCGCGCCGCTACCGCGTCGGCTCGGTCCTTCCCCGCGCTGGGCGCCTCCCTGCTGCTCGTCGACGACTTCCACACCGTCACCGGCCTGGTCATCGACGGCACGGCGTACAGCAGCACGGTGCACCGGCTGGAGCCGCGGAACGGCATCGTCGGCGGTCAGCCCGGGTGGCCGTACTGGCGGGTGCGGCTCGCGACCGGCATCTGGACCAGCGACGAGGTGGAGGTCACCGCGGTGTGGGGATGGGCCTCCGTCCCCACGGGGGTCACCGAGGCCGTCCTGCAGACCGCGATGGAGATCTTCAAGATGAAGGACGCGCCGTTCGGGATCCAGGGCGCCGCCGACCTGGGGCTGATCCGGATCCGGGACAACATGCGCGTGACGCAGATGCTGACCCCGTACCGCCGCCACGCTGCGGCGGTCGCGTGATGGCCCGGCCGGAGTGCCTGGGCGAGCTCCGCGAGGCCGTCGAGATCCGACCCGGTGACACCCTCATCGTCCGGGTCACCCCCGACGTCCCCCCCGAGGCCGTCCAGGGCATGCGGGAGCAGCTCCTGGAGCACTTGCCGTCGGGCGCGCGTGTCCTGGTCGTCGGCTGCGAGCAGCTGGCGGTCGTGAGAGGAGACGACGACTGATGGCGTCCCTGCGCGTGGTACGCAAGGCCCTCGCGGCCCGGGTGCGCACCATCGAAGGCCTGCGGGTGCGTGACCAGGTCCCTGGGGAGGTGTCCCCGCCTGCGGTCGTGATCGTGCCCGGGTGCGGGAAGGCAGCGCCGATCGACTACGACAAGGCGTTCGCCGGCGGGTCCCACGCCATGAACTTCGCCGTCAAGATCCTTGTCGGGGCCGCCCACGACCTGTCGGCGCAGGACGCGCTGGACGCCTACCTCGACCCCGACGGCGCCCGGTCGGTGAAGGCCGCGATCGAGGCCGACATGGCCGAGCTCGTCCACGACGGGGACGTCGTCGCCGACTACGCCCAGGTCCGGGCGTGCACCCACTACGGGTTCGTCGACTGGTCCGGGGTCACCTACCTGGGCGCCGAGATGCATTGTGAGGTCCTGGCCAGATGATCAGAGCGACTGTCGTCGGCGACTGGCGACGCAAGCACCGAGCCGAGGGCATGGTCGAGCGCGGAGCATGCGTCCAGCTCCGCGAGCTCGCCGCCGCTGTCCCGGCTGGCCTGGCCGTGGTCGAGCTGGGCGCGTTCCGGGGCCGGTCGGCCGGGTGGCTGCTGCTCGGCGCCCAGGACGGTCACGGGGCGCACGTCACCAGCGTCGACCCGTGGGAGTCCCGCACCGACGACTACTCGTGTCACTCCCCCAGGTACACGAACTCGTGGGACGCGTTCCAGGACCACCTCCGCCGGATCGGGGCGACCCCGGCCGAGCACACCGCGGTGAAGGCGACCGCAGTGCAGGCCGCCGAGGAATGGTCCGGGCCCCAGGTCGGCCTGCTCTACCACGACGCCGAGCACACCGCGGACGCGGTCGCCCAGGACCTCGAGGCATGGCTGCCGCACCTGTCCTCGGCCGCGGTCGTCGCGCTGCACGACGCGTGCGACCCGCGGATGGACGTCGTGGCCGGAGCGGAACGCGTCCTCGGCGGGGACGGGTGGGACTGGGCCGGGCGCGAACTGCTGCCGTGGCGCCGGCGCCCGAACCGGCTGGGCCTGCTCATCGTGCGCCGCAACGGCAGGCCCGCATGATCTGTTTCGCGTCGAACGCCACCGGGTGGGACGTCGACACCCAGGCCCTGGTGCCCGGCGGGCAGGTCGACCGGCTCATCACCCCCATCACCGACCATCTACCGCGCGGGTCGTGGACCGTCGCCAGGCAACCCCTCGCCGGGGCGATCAACGTCTACCTGTCGAACCGGGAACGGTACCTGGCTGGATCCCGGCGCTTCGACCGGTTCGGGGTGTCCTACGCGCACGGGATCGCCGACAAGGGGTACCGGCGCGGGGAGACATCCCGCAACCGCCGCTTCGACTGGATCACTGTGCCGGGTCCGGCCCACGCTCGAGGCCTGCGCGCCGACCGGGTCCCTCCCGCGCGGATCATCACCGTCGGGTACCCGAAGCTGGACCCGCTGTTCGACGCCCCGCGGGTCCCCAGGGCGAAGGACGGGCCGCTGCGGGTCCTCTATGCCCCCACCCACGGCGGAGGGTCCGAGCGGCACGTCAACGGCAACCCGCGGGCCCCTGGCGCAGGCGCGACCTCCTGGTGGCACCGGGACGAGATCCTCGCCCTGCTGGATGTCGACGGCATCGAGGTCACGCTGGCGCCGCATCCACGACACCACCCGCAGCGCCGGGCGACGTTCAGCGAGTACCTGTCGGCGGACGTCGCCGTCGTCGACGGCGGGTCGACGATCTACGAGGCGCTGGCGCTGGGCATCCCCGTGGTGCTCACCACGTGGCTGACCGCCCACCGCAACCTCACCCGGATGGGCGGGCAGCTGATCGAGGCCCGGGTGTACCGGGACCGGATCGGCTACCACGTCGACCGGCCCGAGGACCTCGTCGAGGCCGTCGCGAAGGCCGCCGTCGGCGGGGTCAAGCCCAAGGACCGGGCGCTCATCGACGACGTGCTGCCGCCGAAGCTGCGCGGCCGATCGGGGCAGCGGTTCGCCGAGTGGCTGCTGTCCCTGGAGGCGCGGTGACCGCCATGGTCCGGATCCGGCGATACCTGGTGATCGGACCCCACGCGGTCCTCGGCCGCCGAACCGGCGAGGACGTGTACCTCGCCGATCCGGCTCAGGCCGAGCGGCTGCTCCGCGCCGGGCACCTGGAACCCCTCGCGGCGCGCCGCATCAGTGTGTCTGTTCCCGACGAGCACACGACCGAGTGCAGAACCGGCCCCGACCGCGCCTCACCGCAGCTGGAATAGCGAGGAACGTGCGCCCGCACTGTTCGCAGGACCGCTCAACGGCTCGCGTCCGACCATGGTTCAGCGCGATGGTCGGCTCGCCACCCTCGATAAGTTCCGAGTCGCGCGATCTCCTCCGGTGAGCATTGCAGGGGTTGCAGCTCGGTACGAGATTGTCAGGTTCGTCGTTCGTCGGATCCCAATCGAGGTGATCCGCTATCAGCGCGTCCGCGGCGTACTGGTCCCCTATCGCCCACCGGACCGGCCTACCGCACCAATGACACGGGTGATGACCTGGGCCGATCGTCTCCCAGAGCACCAGCCGAGCTACTGCGACCTGTCCGCTCGGAGGTGCTATCGGATGGCCTCGCACTGTCCGCATCCGGTATGGGACCCCGTCCTTTCGGGGGCAGCGTTTGCTCTGCCAGTAGCACTCACGAGAACAGAAGGGCCGACCTCTCTGGGTGGGCGTGAACGTCTCTCGACAGTTCCTGCACTGGATCGGCTCCACGCCACCAACAGTACATGAGGAGGGCTCTTAGCCATGGGTAAAGTGGTGCTTCGGAACTGTTTCATCGAGGTCGACGGGGTGAACTTCTCGAGCCACGTCTCCTCGGTCACGGTCAATCTGTCGAAGGACGAGATCGACACCACAAACTTCGGCGGTGACGGCCGGGAACGCGCGCACGGCCTCAAGGACGACAGCTTCGAGCTGAACTTCCAGCAGGACTTCGACGCGGCGTCGGTCGACGCCACCCTCTACCCGCTGTGGGCCGACGAGGACGAGTTCGAGGTCGTCGTCCGCCCGACCTCGGCAGCGGTGTCGGCGACGAACCCCGAGTACTCCGGCACGTGCATCCTGCTGGAGTACCAGCCGCTGGCCGGGTCCGTCGGGGAGCTGTCGGAGACGTCGGTGACGTTCCCCGCGCAGCGCAGCGGCATCGTGAGGGCCACCACGGAGTCCTGATGGCCACGCACCGCCGCCGGAGCAGCCCCAGCCCATCCAGGGCTGGGGCTGGGGAAACCCTCGCGGTCGATGTCGGTGTGGGCCCGGAGATCAAGCGCGTCGCCGACGAACTCCGGGCCATCGACAAGAAACTGCCGACGAAGTTCCGGGCGCAGATGCGCAAGACCGCCGCGGCCGGGGTCAGGAGGGCAAAGACCGAGGCACGGTCAATGCCCGTGGCCGGCGTGCGGGGCGGCACGAGGAGCGCCCCGCACAAGCCGAAACAGCTACGGCGCATGGTCGCCAGGGGTGTCCGAGTCCGGGCATCATCCGGCGGCCGTTACGGCGTGGGACTGCGGATCGTCACCTCCATGCCCCTGCCGTCCCAGGCCATGCTTCCCCGCGGGCTGGACTCCTCAGACCCGGGTCATCCCAGCCGGAAGGGCTGGCGGCATCCGCTGTTCGGCGACACCGAGACGTGGGTCGACCAGCCGGGCGGTTCGTGGTTCCGGGCGCCGATCGCCGAGGAGCACGGGCCGATGGGCAAGGCCCTGATGGACCTGCTTGAGGCTGCCGCGGCCCAGGTCGCCGCGGCTGGCGTCGGGCCGGGCGCCGACTGAGACGCGGGGCCGGTCGGGAGCGTGGGTCCCCGGCTGGCCCCGCCCAACACCAGACCCACAACGACCCACGACAGGAGTGACCCACGATGACGCTGCTCACCCGCGACGAGATCCTGGCCGCCGACGACCTCACGACCGAGGACCACGAGGTCCCCGAGTGGGGTGGGACCGTGCGGATCCGGATGCTGACCGGCACCGAACGCGACGCGTTCGAGGCCTCCGTGACCCAGCAACGCGGCAAGTCCGTGCAGGCCAACCTGACCAACGTCCGTGCCCGGCTGGTGTCCCTGTGCATCATCGACGCCACCGGACGGCGCATGTTCTCCCGCGAGGACATCCCCGCGCTGGGCCGGAAGTCCGCCGCCGCCCTCGACCGCGTCTTCGACGCCTGCCGTCGGCTCAACCGCATCGGCGACGAGGACGTCGAGGAGCTCACCGAGGGTTTTCCCGGGACGGCGGCAACGGATGGCGAGCCTTCCTCCACCGACTAGCGCTGTCCCTCGGCTGCACCGTCACCGAACTGCTCGCCCGCACCACCTCGGCCGAACTCACCGAGTGGAAGGCCTACGAGCAGGCGTTCGGGCCCCTCGGTCCGCAGTGGCGTGACGAGGCCCTGGCCGGGATCCACGAGGAGCTGCAGCGGATCGCCTACACCCTCGAGATGGTCAACGTGAAGCCCATCGACCGGTCGAAGGTCCCCGAACCGGTCCGCTACCCGCGTCCGCACGAAGCACACCAGCAGCAGGTCGGAGCCGCTGACGTCGGGGGGTGATCGGTCATCGCCACGGTCACCTCCCTCGGGTTCAGCATCTTCACCCGGTACAACCCGAAGGGCACCAAGCAGGCGGTCAAGGACGTCGAGGGCGTCGCGAACAAGTTCAAGACCGCCGGGGACAAGATCGGCGCGACCGGGCGGTCGCTCACCATGGGGGTGACCACCCCGATCGCCGGTATCGGCGTCATGTCCCTCAAGGTCGCCGGCGACTTCGAGGCCTCCATGAACCGGGTCAAGGCGATCTCGGGGGCCACCGGCGAGGAGTTCACCGGCCTGCGGGACCTCGCGAAGGACATGGGCGCGAAGACCCAGTACTCCGCGTCACAGGCCGCCGAGGCCATGGGGTTCCTGGCCATGTCCGGCTTCAAGGTCAAGGACATCACCGAGGCCCTGCCCGGGGTCCTGAGTCTGGCCGCTGCCGGGCAACTGGAGCTTGCCGAGGCCGCGGACCTCGCCAGCAACATCCTGTCCGGCTACGGGCTCAAGGCCAAGGACCTGGGCCGCATCAACGACATCCTCGCGAAGACGTTCACCTCGACGAACACCGACCTGCGGATGCTCGGCGACTCCTTCAAGTACGCCGGCCCCGTCGCGTCCTCGGCCGGGCTGCAGTTCGAGGAGATCTCCGCCGCCATCGGCCTCATGGGCAACGCCGGGATCCAGGGCGAGATGGCTGGCACCGCGCTGCGCGGGGCGATCTCCCGGCTGCTCAAGCCCACCGATGCGGTGTCGTCGGCGCTGGACCGTCTCGGTGTCGAGGTCGTCGACTCCCACGGCCAGATGCTGCCGATGGTCGACATCGTCCGGCAGCTGGAGAAGGCCGGCGCGACCACCGCCGACATGATGGCGATCTTCGGGCTTGAGGCTGGCCCTGCGATGCAGGCGCTGGTGTCCCAGGGCTCCGGTGCCCTGGCCAACCTCACCCGCGAGCTGGAGAACTCCGGCGGGACCGCCGCCAAGATCGCGAAAACCCAGATGGAAGGGCTCAACGGCTCGGTCGACGAGCTGTCGTCTGCGTTCGAGGGCCTCATGATCGCCGTCGGGGATGCGGGGATCCTCGACTTCGCGACCGACTTGGTGAAGCGGGTCACCGCGCTCACTTCCGCGGCTGGGCAGGCCGACCCGGCGCTGCTGCGTACTGGTATCGCCGTGGCCGCGGTCGCCGCTGCAGTAGGCCCAGTGCTGGTCGCGCTCGGTCTGACAGCGAACGCCATCGGGCAGGTCGTCAGCGGGTTCGAGGCCACGGGCAAGGCCGTGAAGTGGGTGTCGACCCCGTTGACCAAACAGGTCGCGGCGTGGCGGGCGCAGGCCGCTGCGGTGAACACCTCCACCGCAGCGATGATCGTCCACAACACGTGGTCGAAGATCGTCCGGGTTTCGGCGATCGCGTGGACTGCCGCGCAGGCAGCGCTGAACTGGGCGCTCAAGGACAACCCGATCGGCGTCGTCATCACCGTTCTCGCGTTGCTCGTGGGCGCGATCATCCTGGCTTACCGAAACTCGGAGACCTTCCGGAAGATCGTCCAGGCCGCGTGGGCCGGGATCCAGGCCGCAGCGAAGTGGGCGTGGACGAAGGTCCTTCAGCCCGCCTTCCGGGGAATCACGAAGGCGATCACGGACTGGGTGGTGCCGGCGTTCCAGTGGCTGTGGTCCCGCGCGAAGACGGTGTGGGCCGGGGTCAGCAACGCGGTGAAGGTCTCGTGGGCGTTCCTGTCGCCGATCTTCGCCGCGCTGCGGCGCATCGTCGGCACCGTCCTCGCCGTCGCGTTCCGGCTGTTCTCCAACACGGTGAAGATCGCGTGGATCGCCATCCAGGTCGCCTTCAAGATCGGGTGGGCCTACATCTCGACCGTCTTCAACCTGTGGAAGACGGTCATCACGAAGGTCGTCGCCCCGGCTGTGACGTGGCTGTGGCGCAACATCGTGGCCCCGGCGTGGAAGGGCATGCGGGTCGCGATCTCCGCCGCGTGGACGATCATCCGCGCCGTGTTCTACGCCGTCCGTTCGGTGTTGACCACTGTCCTCGGCCCGGCGTTCCGCGTCGCCCGAACCGTCATCACCACGGCGTGGAACGGCGTCAAGACCGTGATCACCACGGTGTGGAGCACGTGGGTGAAGCCGTCGTTCGACCGGCTCAAGTCCGCCGTCGGCAAGGTCAGGGACGCGTTCAAGGTCGCCGTCGACGGCATCAAGACCCACTGGGACCGGATCAAGGACATCTCGAAGAAGCCGGTGAACTTCGTCATCGGCATCTACAACCGGGGCATCGTCGACCTGGTCAACCGGGTCGCCAAGTTCGCCGGGATCTCCACCCGCCTGGACCGGATCCCGGCGCTGGCCCGCGGCGGTGTCCTGCCCGGGTACGCCCCCGGCCGCGACACGATGCTCGCCGCGGTCTCCCCCGGGGAATCCATCTTCCGTCCCGAGTTCACCCGGGCCGTCGGCGCCGGGTGGGTCCGGGCCGTCAACGACATCGCCCGCCGCCGGGGCGTGGCCGGGGTCAGGGACTGGCTGCGCGGCCCCGACCGGCTCGCCGGCGAAGGCATGGGCTTCGCCGGCGGCGGTGTCGTGCCGTTCGCCGGCCGGTTCGGTGTCGGCGGGATCATCGGGAAGTTCGTCAAGGGCGTGAAGGACTTCACCATCGGCAACGTCGGTGACGCCGCCGAGAAGGTCCTCGACAGGATCATCGGCACCGTCCCTGGGCAGGGCACCTTCCGGGACGTCGTCGCCGCCATCCCACCGTGGATCAAGGGCAAGGTCCTGGGCTGGATCAAGGGCACCGTCGATGACGCCTCCGGCGGACCGGACGTGCGCCGGGCCATGACCTGGGCCAAGACCCAGGTCGGCCGGCCGTACGTGTGGGGCGGTGTCGGGCCCGGCGGGTACGACTGCTCGGGCATCACCGGCGCGGTGACCAACGTGCTGCAGGGCCTCGACCCGCACCGGCGGCGGTTCACCACGAAGTCCTTCGCCGGCGACACCGCGCCGCCCGGGTTCGTGAGAGGCCTGCGCTCGGCGTGGATGGTCGGGGTCACCCACCGAGGCGTCGGGCACATGGGCGGCACCCTCGCCGGGGTCCCCATCGAGTCCTCCGGGTCCGCAGGGGTCCGGGTAGGCGGCGGCGCCCGCGGCGCGAACCACCCGATGTTCACCGACCGGTACGGGCTGCGCCGCGACGACGGCGGCCGGGTGCCGCCGGGGCTGTCCCTGGTCCGCAACGGCACCGGCCGCGACGAGTGGATGTTCACCGAGGCCCAGCTGCGGGAGCTGCTCGACGGCCGAGGCACCCAGGTGACGTACAACATCTACCCGCAGCGGGCGGACCTGAACGCCGAGGACCTGCGGGCCATCACCCGACGGCAGGAGATCATGGCGAGAGCGGGGAGGCCCGGGTAAATGCCGATCCTGCTCACCCCGGTCGTCACCCCACCGGTCATCCCAGACCCGCCGAGGTTCCCCGCCCCCCAAGCGTCCTGGACGGCACCGGACGGCACGCTGTGGCCGCTGACGCACCCCACGATCGGGTGGAAGACGCTGCGGGACGTCGCCGGGATCGACGCCCCTCCGGTGGAGCTCACCACCGACGCGCACCCGCGTGGCGGGTCCAGGGTCCGTCACGTCCAGCCGCAGTCGAGGGTCATCACCTGGCCGCTGTACGTGCGCGGAGCGACCGCCACCGAGCTGGACGAGAGGTGGCGGGCACTGGCGGACGCCATCTGCTCCGCCGACGTGGTGAACGGCCCCGGGTGGCTGCAGATCGAACGACCGGGATCCGGGCCGAGGCGGATCGCCTGCCACTATCAGGACGGGTTCGACGACACCCTCCAGCTGCCCGGGAAGCGCCTCGCGGTGCTCACCCTGTACTGCGAGGACCCCTACTGGCAGGCCGTCGATGCCACGACGATCACCCGCCGTTACGCCGAACCGGTCGAGGAGTACGAGTCCCGGGACTACCTGTCCCCATACCGCAACGTGGTGTCCTCGCAGGTTCTCGGCGCGACCAGCCTGCACAACCCAGGCGGGATCGTCGCCTGGCCCGAGTGGGTCATCACAGGGCCCGCCAGCGAGATCACCGCGACCCTGGTCTCGACCGGGGAGTCGTGGACCCTCGACCCGTCCGCGGTCACGGGCGTCTTCGGCCCCGGTGACGAGCTGCGGATCTCCACCGACCCGCCCAGGGTCCGCTACCACCCCGCTGTCGGCGCGGTCGAGAACTGGGTCGGTGCCCTGAACTGGCCGACCGCGGTGCTGTGGGGCCTGCCCCCAGGCAGCAGCGACGTCGAGTTCACCGTCTCCGACGCCGACAGCGACACGACGATCACCCTGACGTTCCATCCCCGGTTCCGGACCAGCTGACCATGCCGATCACCGTGCTGATCGGGGACCTCGACCTGCAGGTCGTCGCCGACCCCCTCGACGCGTGGACGTCCCTGGACGTCACCCTCCGGTTCAACGAGGTGTCCTCCGGCACGATCACGATTCCGGCCCGCCCGGAGGTCATGGCCGAACTCGTCGCCGGGCGCCGGATCACCGTCATCCGCGACGGGCAGATCCTCATCGCCGGGCCCATCGAGGCACCCCTCGCGGCGTTCCAGTGGGGCCTGCCCGGCGGAGAGGGCGGCGGGGAAGACGCCGGCCCGGGAGTCGTCACGGCAGCGTTCGCCGACGACCTCGCATTCGCCGCCGGCCGACTGGTGTACCCGAACCCCGCGCAGGCCGCCGGGTCACAGACCTCCTCGCACTACGAAGCCGCCGGCGCGGCCGGAACGGTGATGCTCGGCCTGGCCAACCTCAACGCTGGCCCCGGTGCGCTGGAGGCCCGCCAGATCCCGCACCTGGTGATGGGCGACGGCACCGGGGTCGGTACGTCGGTGTCGGTCCGGTCCCGGTTCGCGCCGCTGCTCGACGAACTCCGCTCCGCTGCAGTAAACGGCGGTGGCCTCGGGTTCCGGATCCGCCAGGACGGCACCGACCTGGTGTTCGAGGTGTACCAGCCCGTTGACCGCACCGGCACGGCCCGGTTCTCCCGCGGGCTGGGTAACCTCCGCGCGGTCACCGTGGAACAGTCGGCACCGGAGATCACCCACGCGATCGTCGGGGGCCAGGGCGAGGACGAGGCACGGGAGATCGTCGAACGGGCATCCACCTTCGCCGCCGCGAAATGGTGGCGCATCGAGCAGTGGGTGGACTCCCGCAACGAGGACACCACCGCCGGGCTGGAGCAGTCCGGCGACGAGGCGCTCGCCGAGTCCGCGGAACAGGTGCGGCTCGCCGCGGTCACCGTCGACACCCCCGACCTCGCGTTCGGGACGGACTTCGACCTCGGGGACATCGTCACCGTCTCCCCGATGCCCGGCATCGAGATCGCCGACACCGTCCGTCAAGCCCAGATCACCGCGACTCCAGGCGCCGGGGAGCACGTGACGGTCCTGGTCGGGTCCCAGGAGGCCACCAGCGACGCGGTGTGGGTCAGCAGGGTCAAGCGGATCCAGCGGCGGCTCAGCCGCCTGGAGACCGGCACCGACGTGGCATGAGGAGGACGTGATGGCTCAAACGTCGTGGCCGGACCCGGCAGACGGCCGCGAGATCGACGAGATCGACTACGAGGCGCTGGAGGGCCTCCCCGGTGATGACGGGGTCATCGGGGACCCGACCGGTGCGGCCCCGGTCTACGCCGACGGGTCAGGGATGCAGGTGTTCGTGCGCGCCGGGCAGACCGGCCGGATCCGCGGCTTCGGATGGGCGGCCGGGGACGAGGACGTGCCGCTGGCGATCGCCGCCAACTCCTCGGGGTCCACCCGCCTGGACCGGGTCGTGCTCCGCCTGGACCGCTCCACGTGGCAGGTGCGGGCCGTGATCCTGCAGGGCACCCCCGGGGCCGGGGCGACCGTGCTCACCCAGGACGAGGGCTCGACCGGGGTGTGGGAGGAACTGCTCGCCACGGTCACCGTGGCCTCCGGTGCCTCGGCCATCACCGCCGGGAACGTCTCGGCTCGCCTGCGGTACCTCGGAGCGAGGCCGTCCCTGGTCCGCGCCGGGACCACCGTCCCGACCCCCTACAAGGGGGAGATGGCCTGGTCCGCGGACGGCACGGTGAAGGTGTGGGACGGGACCAAGTGGCGCACGGTCTACGAGGACACCGGCGACGTCCTGGCCAACGCGACCCTTTCCGGCTGGACGAACGAGACGAACACGATCATCCGGCGCCGGTCCGGTGTGGTGGTCCTTCGCGCCGGGACTTGGCTGCGGTCCGGGACCTCGGTCGGCCCGAACGTCGACGTCCGGCTGCCGATCACCATTCCGACGACGTACCGGCCCGCGACCCGCGCGGCCCGTGGCCTCGCGTGGATCACCGGCGGGTCTGTGGCGCGCGTCACCGTCTACCAGGACAGCGACGCGAAGGCTGGGCAGGTGTGGATCCTCTCCCACACCGGCATCGGCACGAAGGAGACCGTGTACGGCACGAACATCACCTGGGCGGTGTAGTCATGGCCGATCACCACTACGGGACGTCCACCGACCCGGCCCACTTCGTCGAGCTGATCACCGTCCCGGTGGAGACCACCGACGACGAGGTCGTCCGGGTCGCGCCTCGGCCGGCCGCCGGGACCGTGCTGCTGGCGAGGAACGCCGCGACCCTGGCCGACCTCGCGTCGATCACCCTGGACGAGAACGGGTACTGGTCGGCGATCTACGAGGACGTCCCGGCGATCCTGGTGTCCGGGGACGCCGGAGCGACGTGGATCGGCCCGCTGTACTCCGCAGAGGCGCAGGCTGCCGCGATGACATCTGGCGTCAACGCCCAGCAGGCGCTGACGAACTCGGCGTCCGCGATCACCACGGCGCAGCAGGCCCTGGCCATCGCCCAGGCCGGCGGTGGCGGTGGCGGTGGCGGTGGCGGCTCTCTGGAGTTGATCCGCGAGACCAGCGCCGGGGTGTACCCGGCACCGGTGTCCACGGTCACGCGGATCTTCATCGGGTCCGTGCGCCCGACCAGTGGGCAGGGCCGCCGCACCGGAGATTTCTGGTGGAACACGGTGCTCACGCCATGAGTCGCGTGCTGCCGTGGGTGTACGCCGGGGGCGAGTGGCGGCGCCGTGGCCTCGACGACCTCCCGGACTGGGTCCCTCCGCCGCCGGTGGTCGCACTCAACCCGGAGCTGCCGTTCGAGCTTGAGCCGCTCCGGCCGGCCATGCGGCAGTCCACGCGCAAGGTCCTGCCGCACTACTTCGTGTCGTTCGAGCTGGGCGGAGACGGCGGCGCGAACGATCCAGCGTGGTACACGAACCGGATGCCCGGTGGTCCGATCCGGGAGGCCGACGGGGACTGGCTGCTGCGTGACCGGCCCTACGACCCGTGGTCGGCGGAACGTCCTCGGGCCAACCTCGGCGGGGTGTCGTGGCGGATCCTCGACCGTGCCTGGCAGGTCCAGCAGGCCATGGCGTCGGGGTTCGACGGGATGTTCCCCGACTGGCTGAACCTCAACGACGGCGTGGGCGACAACCGCACCGGGCAGGTTCGGCAACTCCTCGACGCTGTGACCCACCTCGGGGTGCAGGACCGGTTCCGGATCGCGCTGATGATCGATGGAAACACGTCGATCTCCCAGGCGGCGAACCTGACGGGGTTGATCGCGAAAACCGTGGAGTTCAGCATCCACCCGGCGGTGTGGCGCCTCGACGACGGCCGGCTGCTGGTCGCGGTCTACATGCCTGAGGGTGCCGCCGTCTCCACCCACCAGGGGACCCCCGAGGAGGTCCTCGCGCACTGGACCGCCTACCGGGACGGCTGCGCTGCGGCCGGGGTGCAGGTCGCGCTGTGGTTCTGCTACCAGCGCGGCCCCTGGTACGGCAACGCCACCGGCCAGGGCCTCGCGCAGACGTTGGACCCGATCGCCTACGCGCACGGCCGGTGGGGCTCCCGGAACCCGG